GGCTCGGAGATGTGTATAAGAGACAGATTTAATCTTATCTATAAAACTATCCCAATGGATAACTGATAAGCATATTGACTCGCTTTCAATATTAAATCCTGGGCATGAAGAATAAAAATGAATTTTATGCTCATCATTAATGCTTACAATTTTATCAGTATAAGGATTTTCAATTTTGGTTAAATGAATGATTTCACTAGGCGTAAAATACAGCATATCGTCTTCTTGTGTCAAACGATACATATTATTTACTTTTTCTATAGCCAATTCACCAAAAAGTGAACTAACTTCTAATACTAATCGTTTCGCCGCTACCGTCATTACATACTCCTCTGAATCATATCAATAATGTTGTTCACCAGATTATAAGTAAACATTGGGTAATTATATTGAATCACCACATACACAACAAACAAAACTTTCATTCTCTTCTCCTTGGCAGTTGACAAGATTACTATACCATAACCTTGCCAACTTGTAAACCATTAAATGACGTTTTCGATAAAATTCTGAAGCTTTGTATGAGCATCAACCATGATTTTCATTTCTTCCTTTGCGAAAGCTGTACCTCTTTCACGAGAAGAACATTCATAGTCAGAAACTGCATTAGCATATTCTTCAATTAGCTTCATTAAAAACATCTGCTTTTCAGTTTTCATTATTCCACCTAATCATTTCAAGATATTGAACTAACTTAGCTTTGGATTTATCCAAATCCTTTTTAGCTGATTCTATACCATCGTATGAGTATCCTTCACAATGCTCAACTGCCAATTGGTATGAATCTATTTCAATATCACGTGCTAATTTAATGATTTTTTCAAACTGTTCGCGTGTTAGCATACTTAAACTCTCGTATTATGATCGATAATTTCATCAAGAAACATATCTAACGCTTCTACAGCATTATTAACTTTATCTTCAAGTTCTTCAATACTTTTATTTGCAATGCCTGACGAAAACCAAGCAAAGTCACTAAGTTCCTCATCTGCTTTACGAATTAAAGCTACCAATTCCTTAATTTTATCCGCTTGTTCGATACTAATCATTATTCCACCACATATGAAAGAGAGAATATTGCACACGCCATGTGAGTTGCAACTTCATCACACATATTATAACGTTTCTTAAGAAATTCTACAAGTTCTTCACTAGTAACTTCATCCATGTCGACGAAAAAATCACCATTAATGATGACGTAGATATTTCCTTCTTGATTAAGTGCTTCAATTTTCATGATGTTCTCCTCTTTATCCGATAGTTGTATAGTACCACAGCTCAAACGGAAAGTAAACCGGTAAAATGAAAAAAGTCTCCCGAAGGAGACTAATGTTATTCGAGGGAAAGAAGATACTTACTCTGGTAAAACATTCCAGTAATATCATCTATCGTGCTTTGGATGGCTGGAGGCATTTCTTTATAAATGCTGTTAGATTGGTCTAGTATGTGATCAATCATTTTAATTGTGTCGGTAGGAAGTTTACTGGCATCTGGAATTGAAGGTGTGTATTTTCTACCAGAATACCCCAAATATTGCTCACCAAATTTATCAATCAAATCTGGCAACTCGGAGAAAATAAAATCGTATGCTTTGTGTCTAGCATAACTTTTAGTTTCAAAATGTGCAGAATGAAAATAAGCTTGTGCAGCCATTAATAAACCTAAGTATTCATCTGCCTTTGAAGGTTTTCCACTTTGTGAAAAGTCGCTGAATTTCATTCAGTCTCCAATTTAATGTTCATAATTCTAGCGTATGATTGTGCCATCTCCGCGCCTCGTTCTATACATTCAAAATCAGAAGAGCACGGGTCATTTTTATAGGTCGTTCTCATAAAACTATAGAATTGTTCAGACGATTCTACGCTTTTATTTTCAAAAAGCATATAAACGTGCCTAATACCAGATTCCATAAATTTATCAAAATGAGGATCGACATTCGCTTCAATCGATGGAGATAAAACAAATGACAATCCTAGCATGGCAAATAGTGCCGTTGCTTTTAAGGCCATAAAGGCCTCCTATCATTTTTGTCCTGTATTTACTTTATGCCGATGCACGGCCTTAACTTTATCAAGGTATTTTTCAAAATTTCGCAATCTAGTATAGTCTGCCGGAGATTGGTTGAGTGATACTTCTCGACGCAAAGCTGAAATAACATTTCCAACTTCCCTACGAATTTCATCTAATTGAAGCACAGTAAGATTGCGAAGTTGCTTTTCAGTTAATTGTAACATATATACCCCTTTAGTTAGATAAACCTATTTATAACTTTTGCACTAACCGAGCTTTTTAGTTAATTCATTCCAATGTTTTCTACACAAAGAAACATAAATTTCATCGCCAATACAGATTTGATTACCCTCTTTAACTGGTGTTCCATCTTCCATTAATCGAGCTGTCATAATCGCTTTTTTACCACAATGACAAACTGCCTTTAGTTCAATAAGTTTATCTGCAATCGCCAAAAGTTCTTTAGAACCTTCAAATAATTTTCCAGCGAAATCAGTCCTTAATCCATAAGCCATAACAGGAACATTATATGTATCAACAATTCGGCTCAATTGATGCACCTGTTCAGTTTTTAAAAACTGAGCTTCATCTACAAATACGCAATGAATATCTTTTTGTGCTTCAGCCCATTTATAGAACTCGAAAATATCCATATCATCTGTAATAATATTCGCTTCCTGCTTAATTCCAATGCGAGAAACGACTTCACAGACAGAATCGCGAGTATCAATAGCAGGCTTAAGAACTAATACACCCATGCCGCGTTCTTTATAATTATGCGCAGCAGTCAAAAGAGAAGCAGATTTTCCAGCATTCATTGCTGCATAAGTAAAAATTAAACTCGCCATCTTAGTCCTTAGTTAAATTTTCTAAATATGTTTCTAAATCATTTTCAACTTTATCGATAGATTTTACTAATTCGTAATATGTTTCGGCATCTCCATATTCAGAAGATATTTCAAAAGACAAATCCTTTTCTAAACTAATAATTTCACCAACTAAAAATAATATTTCGTTCTTTTGTTCGCGAGTAATCATAAGGAATTTATATAATTAATAAGTTCTTGTTCTTTATTATCGAATTCTTTAGAAAGTTCTTCGTACTCGTTTGCACTAAAAGGACCGCATTCATTACAAACTTTTTCCAATTCACTATTTTTATCCATAACTTCGTGGATAAGAGAAAAGAGTTTGTCTTTTTGTTCTTTGCTTAGGCTCATATATTAATTTCCAGAAGTTTTAAAATAATTCGCTTTTGCTTAAATATTTCCACAGTTAAATGATCAGTATCTTTTTGACCAATTCCAATGGCAAAACCTTTATTAACAGCGAGTTCAATTAAATTATCAAGTTCACGTAACACTTCATATTGTAACTCAGAACTATTCATTTCGGTTTACCTTCTTTAACGAAATCTGGATAAGGATAAAATCCCGAATAAAATCCTTCACCTTTATGATTGATGCATCCTTTATTAGAACAATAGCACCAATAATCGAAATCACAAACCATTTCATCGTTGCATAAAGCAAAAACAACCGGCCATTTACACTTTTCACAGTGGGCATTTTTAAGAATACTAGTTTGGCTCATAACCATGTCACCTTTAAGCAGTATTCTTCTACATGCTGTTTACGACCTTTCTTATCAATAAAGGTATATTCAACGAATGTTCCAATGTAGTCTTTATCTACATCATGTGGACTATTAATTGGACATTTAGTACGGCAAATGCGTTCCCATTGACGAATAATTACTGCCTTATTCTTTGGATCATATGGATGTGGATAATGTATATTCATAATAACGGTTCCCAATCAACAATCACAATTTCTAATTTAGAGGAATATGTATCTAAAATCCCCTCAATAATATCCCAGTTCCCTTTACCTATGCCTGCTCCAATCCTAGGCATATAAATTGTAGGTTTAATCAGTTTATTTTCACCAAACTCATTTAATTCTAACATACAATTCATTAAAGCGGAATACTCAAAATTTGGCCCTGGTTGAAATTGAGTATAAAGATTAAAGCAATACGCTTTATGAGTCCTAAAGTATTTTTCATAGACTGAGTAAGAACCGAGTTTAGTTACATCACCCCATTCAGTCTGTAATTTATCAGCTTCCAAAATTTTAGGGAAAGCTTTGGTTAATTGACCTGCGACTCCAGCTTTCATCGCGTGAAAACAATTACATCCATGCGCAATATTTTTACCTTCAGCGAAAAGGGCGACAATATCGCCCTTGATATATTTTACAATCATCTAGTACTCAATCCTCGATTATAAGAATCTACCAAACGGTCAACCATTGAATGACAAGCGGCTTTATCTTTCTCCTCCGCAACTGAACATTCTAAGGTATTCCACTTTTTAGCATATCGTTTTAATAATGTATCGTTTTTGTATCTACTTGATTTATCTCTTTCTCCGTCTTTATATGCATATATTAATTTCTGTGCAAATTCAGCTTGACATGCTTTATTTTTCCCACAATAATCTGCCGCAGTGCGGTTTACATATTCTCTAATTTCAGTATATGATGTATCTGCTGATGCAGAAGCAGAAAATGAAATTAATCCTATACATAAAACCAAAATTTTAGTCATTTACTATTTCCAAAAGTTTATTATTTTTAAGGTAATTAGCCTTTTCTAGGACTTCAGAAGCATATTTAGAACCAGCTTTAACATTCCATCCCGAATTATAAGAGGATATTGCTTTTCTTATATCGCCCTTATGTATATTTAACCAATAAGAAAGTTCAATGTACGCCCAGGAAGCTGAATTGGATCGTTTATTCAACATTCTTTTTATTTCAGCATCGGTCATATTATAACCAAGTTCCTTAACTCTTGCTCGCATAGTAGGCAAATAATTTTGGAACATTCCGTAGGCGTGATGCTTTGGTTTAGATTTTAAATTAACTCCGCCAGAGCTTTCTTGCCATAAAATAGCAGCCATTATATGACCTAATCCGCTCTTGTGGATATTTTTGTGTGTTTTATATTTTCCATCCTTAGAAAATTGTTCCCCGAATTGATACGCGTAACGCATGTTATCGAGTTGGACATTACTGAAAGTATGCTCGGAGCTATGTGCCATCATTGAAATGGCCAATAGACCAGCGAGTAGTGCTTTTCTCATGCTTACCTCATTGAGTTTTAATTACTGCTTTAGAAGCCTTTCCTGGTAAACGACGACTGTTGATAATTGCCATCCTACATTGAAGTGACGGGTCTTTGAACTTCTCGTTAGGTTTACAAACTGTAAATCCAAGCCAAAGATTTCCATCTGTGATTTCTAAACGTCCAGGACGATATTCAACCCCATCAATAAAATCCTCGTCAATGTCAGGACGCGGAGGCATTCTCAGGAATTCATTAACTTCTAAAACATGGTCTTTTATTTTATGGAATAATTCAAAAACGTATGTCTCATCAATCTCCCGTTGAATTGCACGATCAAGAAGATGTTGAGAATATTTTAGATGAAACGATGAGACCCCTGCTGCTTTTGATGCCTCACGAATCTCATTGTTAATTTGACGAAACTCCGACTCAAAGTGACGACGAAGCTTATTTCGACGGATAAAAACTTCAGTGTTGATAGTCATGTTATTCTCCTCTTAACTGATAGAAAAATTATACCACAGTCAAGAGGAAAAGTAAACAGTTATTCTTTAAATCTAATCAATTTATTCATAGACTTTGAAACTTCGGCACGAACCTCATGTAGATTTTTGAGCTGTTCAAGACGCTGCGTATAGTAAGCAATTTCATCTTCTTCGAGACAGTCCTGCGAATCTTCTTTAAGATAACGTGCATAGTCCTGGAAAGCGTTACGGATTACTTCCTGGAAGTCATCAAGACTTTGAATTTTCTTAGGAGCAGCAGATACACGACGAGGGGCAGTATAATACTCATAACCAAACCCTGCGCTTAATTGAGCCATTAGTATTTTTCCTCTGGTTGGAACACTGCACGACAAGCCCACATACTGGCTTCTTTGAGTTTCGTTTTAGCAATAGTTAACTGATCGAGGCTTTCAGCATAATTCTTCGCGAATTCACAGTCTTCACAATTATCTAGTGCTTCCCAGAATTCATCGTATAAAGCGTCAAAGATAAGTCCTAAACGAACTTCAGCGTCTTTGATAGCATTCACTTTACCGATTTTCTCTTCAGTATGTGGCTTATAACCCTTAATGTCTTCAATCATATTTAACTTCCTCACCAGTACATAAATCATATTCAACTAAACGAATAGGTTCATGAATGCCATATCCCTGAACAGAAATTTCTGTCGTAGGATAAATTCCACTAATATCACCCATATTCCACGCTTCATTAAATTGCTGTTCGCCTGAATTACTAAACCATTCTGCGAAAGCATTTAGCACATCTTTAGAACCTTCAATAATTATCTTTGCCATTACAGACTCTCAGTAAAGGTACGAGCGATAACGTCGCGCTGCTGTTCCGGAGTCAGAGAGTTAAAGCGAACTGCATAACCGGATACACGGATGGTCAGCTGCGGATATTTTTCCGGATGCTTAACTGCATCTTCCAGAGTTTCACGACGCAGAACGTTAACGTTCAGGTGTTGACCACCTTCAATTTTAACTGTAGGCTGTTGCTCAATTTCAATTTCACGGGCATGCAAACCATAGAAAATTTCTGGGTCTACAAAAGAGTCCTCTTTAAAGGTTTTAGAGACAATAATTCGCGCTTGAATACCATCTTCAAAATAAATAGTACCTTTATGCGTGCCTTCAAGAATTTGATATGCTTTCATATAAACCTCAATTAGAAAATAAATTTATCCAAGATTGTTCTTTAATTAAAAATGGCTCAGAATCATATGCCATTAAACTTTGCGTAATTAATCCTTTAAAAGGTCCATCAATAAATTCCATGGTAAAATATGGAATTTTATTCATTAACCGTGCATTAGGAGCAGTACACAAAACTCTGCATCCTTTGAATACGCCTTTTTGTAATTTGTATTGCTTAGGATAAAATTCACTTAAAATGTTATTTTTTGCCAAAATTTCAAAATGATTCACCAATTTATTTTTAATAGTTTTTGGTGAAAAATAAAGATATTCAAAAAGTTGCGCATCTGTCATCATTGCATTCCGATTACGAAAAACTGTGGACGAGTAATACCACCAATACAACATTTAATATTACAGCAGCAGTGTACAGTGTCAATATGGACGCTATAAATCTTATCCATATCAGGAGATTTGACAGGCTCATCAATTATATACAAAATTCGCGAAAGCGATAAACCTCTGAACTTGCTTCCTTTATTACCAATAAAACTGCGCACAGAATCAGTAAATAAACGAAAACGTATATCATCATTAGAATAACGCGAAAATTCCTTTTTAATGTTATTTGCAGAAATTTTAGCGTAAGCTGAAGTATTAGAAAGAACAATAACTGTTCCGCCATCATACAGCCAATTAGCAGCAAAGTTAGTCACAGCAATTGATTTACCGGATTGACGTCCACCATCTAGTCGAAGTGTGCAATACTGTTTAAGTAATTCTTCAAATGGCGGAATATATTCGTTTTTACAAATTTCTTCTACTCTAGCATCAGAATGGTGTGTAAAAGCATTCATCAGGGATAGATAAGGACCAGTTAAAAATGTTCTCATTTCTTCTCTCTAAGTTTGGGCCATTCCGTGGCGCATGAATTGTCCATTTCTGTATTTACCCATTACCGCGCTTGGGCTCGACCTTATTACAGGTTGGCGGGAATCCCTCATAGAATCATGAGGTCCAGGTTGTTCCCATATTATTTGAACGATTTAACGTACTGAATAGAACCTTTACTATTCACAAAGGCAATTTTACCATTTTTGTTATACATAGTAGCAGTACGTTGATAGCCATAAGTTTGTTTACCAGATTGATAACCAACTAATGCGAAATTATCTTCACCCATTTTATTCTGTTTAGCGCGAATGCGTTCATGACCATGTGCCATAAGAACCTTAGCATCACCGGTTGCAATGGATCGACGAGTTTTTTCATCTTCAACTGTATTAACAAAGTCGTCAAATGAATCAAATTTAGCATGAGATTTATTATACAGTTTTCCATCTACTGCATAATTATATCCCTGTACATCCATCTCAACTTCTGTACCATCATCCAGTACAGCAGTGATTTTCTGTCCTTTTTTAAATTTCAAAAGATCAGTAAAAGATTCAGCAATAATTTGAGAATTAATAGCTGCTTCAGTAATAAATTCTTGATAGGTTTTCATGTGTTTCCTTTAATTTTTATTCTTTAGGGAAGTTTTTAGAATATGCATCATAAAGCTTATTTCCAATACGGCGGAAAACTCTAGCCGCAAAACGATTTTCTGGGTTTTTAATCATGATTTGCATCATATAAGTACCCGCGTCAGAAAGAGCTTCTTCATAGTACCCGTTAATTTCTTTAAGAGTCCTACGTTTACCACCAGGACCATCAACAGTGATTTTCCATTTACCTGTAGAAGTGCGACTTGGCGGCTCAACTTGTTCAATCCAGATATAACCGCCTTCTACACGTTGTCCTGCAGCAGATTCTGCAATAAATTCTTGATAGGTTTTCATGTGTTTCCTTTAAATATTTTAATTAGTAATTTATCTATTCAAGTAACTGTGAATATACTATCACAATTCCAAGAGAAAGTAAACAGCTTTATAGATTTTTATACGCGTCCCAAGTGCCAGTTCTAAACGTTGCAATGACTCGTTTTGCGCGATTAGGTGTTTGATTATACCATCTACTTTTAGCTAAGTTAACTGCTGCTTCATCCCAGCGTTTTTGTTGAAGCATACGTAAAGAATTAGTAAATCCTGCTACGCCGGTTTCTCCCATTTGGAAGACCATGTTAATCAATGCACAGCGCCGAACAGCATCAAGAGAATCATAAACTGGTTTTAATTTAGCGTTTCTCAGAATTCCGCGAACAGCAGCATCAACATCCTGATTAAAAAGTTTTTCAGCCTCATCTTTTGTAATTACACCATTGCAATTACGCCCAATAGCTTTATCTAATTCAGATTTAGCAACACTTAGTGATGGACTTTTAGTAAGCAAATGACCGATGCCAATAGTGTAATAGCCTTCTGTGTCTTTATAGATTTTAAGTCTAAGACCTTCATCTATACGTAACATTTCAAATATATTCATAATACCTCCTAAGTATTTATAGAAGGTATTTATAAAATTAAAAGAGGTTGTTCATTATTCGGTAAAGTGAAGGACCCATCACATATTGCCACTGAGTACGAGGAATAAGAGCAAAAGCGTCCATCTCTGGAATCATAGCACCGTCTTTATTTTCAAAATAAGACTCGCAATGGCAATTTCTAAACATCTCATGCTCTACTGGAATCGTATAATAAAACAACTGTAGGTCTTTATTACTAGAATATTTAAATACACCTAGGTCTTCTAGAAGGTCTGGATTATAATTGCCAAAACCAGTCTCTTCTAAGCATTCTCTTTTTGCAGCTTCCAGCGCATTCAAATCAGAACTTTCTACACGTCCCTTTGGAATATCCCAGCGATGTGCCATCATTCCAGGCTTACGAGAACCAGTAACCCGACCCATAAATAAATCTTTATCTTCTGTCATAAAGATAATACCAGCTGATAATGTTTTCATTTTAATTTCCTGCATTCAGTGATAAAGTTATTTAAATTTTGAGTATATTTCTTTTCATCAAAAATCTTTTGTTGTCTGCGTAGCCGCCATGGCATTTCAATGAACGTGTACCATATCCCAGATAATATTGCTGCTGTAAAAATATTAACAAGTATGGTTAAAAGAATCCAATCTCCTATTCTGTCCATTGGATTTTTTATAAAAAAGTAAAATACGAATGATGTCACAGGAAGACTAATAATATACCACAGAATCATAATTTTATCTGTGAACCAATCAGCGTTCGTTAACTTAGCGCGACCATTATGAATACACACGAATTTATCATCTGTTATAATAGATGGCTTAGCTGCTTGATATCCCATTCTAAACTCCCTAATCAACAAATTTTTCATATCTTCGGAACAACCATTCCAGTCAACTCTATCAACTGAAATGCCATCATCCCCATCATCTAAATCATACCAGCGAGTTTTTAAAATCATTTAATTTTCCTACAATCACTCACAAACTCTTCCATTGATTCTTTTTCAATATAAGACATGTAGCTATTATATTCTTTTAATTGTATTTTGTAATCTTTTTTTCTTTGCCAATTTATTTTAAAATTATCATAATGAAAATATAACATAGTACCAAAGAATGAAAATAATGAAATAATTTTAGTATAGTGAAGTTCACTCCAAACTTCTATTATATCTACTGTGCCGTCAATGTTTAAAATAAGACAGTCAATTAACAATCCAAAAAGACTACCCGCAAGAGCTGCTGCCAACGCCACAGCAAAAATTAAAAATGACTCAGGAAGCGAATATTTGACTTTATTTAGTTTTGGCTTTTGCATCGTGATTCCTTAACAAATTTCATAATTTCATCAAATTCATACGCAGCAAGTTTAAGCTGATGTTCCCTTTTAATCTTTTTACACTGTGCTTTCCAATCACGTACGCGTTTACGATAATGTCTTCCTTGATACCAGTATCCTACCCAATTTACAGGTACTAATAAAAGTGGAACTATTAATGGAAGAATTAGCATTAACACAAGTATTTCGCCAGAATCAATATCAGTCATAACATCTAAAACACCTCCAATAATCAATAGAATTACAAATGATATGAGTATAACAGGACCTATTAATACATCAGTAGAAATTAGCTGGCGCTTTAATTCATACTTTAAGGGTTTACTTGGAAGGTATAGTGATGGCTTTGACATATTCTCTACATTCCTTAACAAATTTTTCTAATAATAAATCGCTTTCAAAATTGGGATTTTCTACGAATTTATCAAAAAGATCATCAACAATAGTTAAGATATTCTTTTTACTAAGAATACGTTTATTTTCATGCTTCGTTTCAGAATCAACTATAAGAGTAAAGAAATATTTCTTGCCCTGAAATTTTACAGTAGTATCAATATAGAATAAATTTGATTTTTGTAAATTACGTTTAAACCATGCATCACTTAAACTATAAACGCCAAGATAATCATAATCGTCGTTTAAATAACAGACCGTCCATTCAGGAGAAACAAAATCAGTAAATTCAACGTCAAAATCGCATGTTAATAAATGAATTGATTCAATACTGTTAATAAGTATTCCAGGACGTATTAAAGATTTTTTACCTCTAGAAAATCTTCCAGAAAGACTTTCATCAGTTTCATATGAAGAACCCCAATAATAATTACGTCCTTCTGCCATACGTTTAAGAGCATTTAATAATTGGTCTGGAACATCAACCTGTCTTTGGAACTCTTCAAACATTGAATTGAAATCACTTTGCATTTTCATTTTCATTCCTATTTACTCCAAGTAATAGGGGCCGAAGCCCCTTATCATTATTTCAGAGAATTAATGTATTCCTGAACATCAGCAGAGGTAGTTTCAACCCCAGAAATATTACCGTTAAAGGTTTCAACTCGAGCAAGAGTATCTTCAATATCAACCTTAGTCAGTGCTGCAATTTCAACTACATCATCAGCAGTACTAATTCCGAGGGCATTCGCGGCGCGAGTTTCACGGATATATTCCAATTTAACTGCAAGTTCTTGGCGAGCATCATCTAACTCAACTACTTTCTTGGCGATTTCAATTCGCATTTCAGCATAACCATCAGCTTTAGTAGTTAACTGCTCAGCTGTTCGACGATATAGTAAACCGAGTTTAGCATGCATTGTTACATCTTGACCTTCGGAAAGAAGCTTGCGAATTTCACGCTCTTTTGATTCGGCCTGTCGATTCTTTTCGACAATAAGTTCACGAATACGCTTTTCTTCATTAATAGATTTAACAGAAGCAGTTTTTAGATCTTTAATCTTATCAAGTAGTTTTGCTGCCGCAGCAGTATACTGTTCTTCAACAGATAGATTTTTAGCCATAGCAGAACCAAGTTTAGTGCGAATAAACTCAACAATTTTCTTCAGTGTGTTCATAGTATTTCCTTAGGTTGGTATAATTAGATAATATCACGTTTCTAATAGATTGTAAACTTATTCTTCGTCTAGCTCGTCGATAAAGGCGTCGATGGCCTCGACAACGGCATCATTGATAGCCAATAAAATAAAATCATCGTCAGTACCTTTAGAAGATTCTAAAGCATTGATATATGCTTGGTTGGCGAGTTCCCAAGCCTTTTTAAAATAAGGAGCTTCATCATCGGGGCCAACGAAACGCACGCCTTCAAAGATACGGTTAGCATAATCCAATACCCACTGTACAGGCATGTTTTGAGAACGTTCGTTAAACTCTTTAAATTCCTTAGATTCAAAAAGCTCTTCAGGATAATCATTTCTATTACAAAAAGCTTTACTAAAGTTACGTTTCATAATGTTTTCCTTGTGATGATAAGTCTATAGTAACGCCTTCATACTTAGATGTAAACTATTTCAACATCGCCTTTTGCTGCTTTATAACCTTCAGCCCAAGATACAACCGAGTTTTTATCTGAAGATTCAAATTCTGGCATTGGGCTTTCGCCAATGTTCACGCAGTATGTTTCTTCATTTTCGTCGAACCAAATAATTAAAGTAGTCATTTATTTCTCCGTTTCTGTATTTGTTTTGATAAGTCTATAATAACACCATCCTTGGTGTTTGTACACAATTATTTCATATTATTGAAATATTCTTCTGCGATTTCGTCGTTATCATGGTAAACTTTAGAAGACAGTTTAACATAACCTTCAGCAGTGAACATGTTAATCACAACCTTTACAGTATACCACTGACCGTCTTCATTACCCATTACTGCGTAAGTTTCAAACATCGGATGATCAGGACCGATAACTTTAATATCATTCACTGTACGACCGAAATCTTCTGAAACGCATTTCATAAAGAAGTTGAACAGTTCGCCGTAATTATCCATTTCGTTCTCCAAGTTGTTTTCTGTATCAGTAGTTGATAGTTGTATAGTACCATGGAAGAACAGGGATGTAAACAGTTTTGTGAAAAAATTTTTAGGGAATTCTAGGGCGGAGAGGGGCAATTAAAAGGTAGGATAATATATTATAAAGGGTATAAACTAAATGATGCTTAGAGAGGCCCGGAAAGGCCTAGATACCAAAAAGCCCCAACCTTTCGGTCGGGGCTAAGAATGTTATTTGATTTGTTTAGCAGACCAAATGCGGTCTTTAATAATTTTTTGGATGTCTTCAACATACTCAAGAGAGTGAGCATGTGGGTTATCTTTGAAACTATAAGCACGAGCTAGCTTTTGGCCTTCAGTTTTGATTACTAAAAGCTCTTTAAGGATAGCTTCATATTTGGAGATAATTCCTTTAACAATATTTTTTTCTTGTGCAGCTTTAGGATCTGCTTTAGGAGCAGGTTTACCCGAAGCCTTTGCAAAAGCAGCGCCAGTAGCAACTAGACTTTTCCAGGCCATACTAACCGCATTTCCTGTAAATCCTTCTGCTTTCATGTCGCGAGCAAATTGGAATCGCGATTCGTCAGAAGCATCTTTATAGGAATATTTACCCGCGGCAATGGCAGCTTTTGCAACAGCTTGAATTTCAGTGCTAGATGCTTCATTTAACACCGCTTCATTTAAAAATTGAGCATATGATTTCATCTTATTTCCTGTTTTAATTCGTGGTTTTAATATACTTATTTATACTAAAAAGCCCCAACCTTTCGGCTGGGGCTAAGCCTTGCGGCAACCTTGTCGGGGTTCCACCTGCTAAGGCAAGTGTTTGTACGAAACGCCGGGATTCGAACCCGGTTACCAAGCAGTTGACGCTACTCAATATTTTTAAAAGGCCATATCTCGACCATATCCGAACGTTCCGTCAAAAACGCTACTCGGCTTACGGCAAAGATATTTCCTCGAATCGATAATTCGGTGCGCCGTTTCTGCTGTGATATAAGGGGACATTAACAGATCGTAAAGATTTGTTAATGCCAGTCCTTAAACAGGGAACATCAGTCCGACGACTTACCGGTAGCGACCCGGTTTCTTAATATTCTTTTAAAGCATCAATCTGTTCACGACGTTTACGCCATAAATCAATTGCTTCATACGCAGATTCAGCATTTCGAATTGGACGGCATTTATATAAAGACTTGTGATTTTGATATTGCGTAGATAACGGAATTTTATCTAAAAGGTCTTTACGTTCAAAGTATTCGTAACCATCTAAGCCAAATGAACGATTTTTGAGAAATTGCCAATGACCATATTCGTTTTCGACATAAACATAATCCGCGT